ATCGGTTGAAGTTAAATAAATTCCTACTGTGCCCGCGCCGTTTAATAAAGGAATGACGTAAGCTTCGCCCACGCCTGAAACCGATTCCGCCCATTGTTTATAATCGTTTGCGTTTCCACCGTGCGGAGGGCTTTGGATTCTATTTATAATCCGCTCTCTGAGCTGATCGTCTGTCTCTTGATCTAAACCGCCAGTTAGTCCGCCCGCCGCTACTGTTACTGAGTTATTTATAAATTGAATCGGATTTAAAAGACTTAAAGAGCTTGAAGCCGCTTTATTGCCTGCAATTCCTGGAGCTAATGCAATTATTGGAGCCGTAGCAGTTCCAAGCGCAATAGTTACGCCAGCAGTAGTTTTATAAGTTATGTCATCATCGCTGATTAATAAAGTACCCGATGGAATTAAAGTTCCATTTGTGCCCGTAAACGTAGCATTTCCAGCCGCGTAAGTGCCAGCGTTTCTAGCCACGCCGTAAACATTTGCCCAAGCGTTTAAAAATTCTCCAATCGCATTTAATGGAAGAGCTTCTTTTGATAGTGTGTTCAAGTACCCGTAAAGTCCATAAAATGCCCCAGCGTTTGCGTTTGCTATTGCTTTTAAAAAAGAGCCATCCAGAAATGGAGCTGAATTTAATTCACTTTGGATATCGGTTTCAATCCTGGAGATGATTTGCTGTAAAGTAGGTTTGATTAATGGCATTTTGTTTTGTCCTATTGAAATAAAATTAAGTATTCGCTCCGATCAAATTTATAGCTATCTGAGTTTATATTTTCCCATAAATATTGAAATCTATAATCATTTGATTTTTTTATTGAAATAATAAAATTAAATTTTGATCTATTCTCAATAGTCCCAGTTACATCTATTGATTTTGCAATATTTTGCACGATTAACCAATTTAAAGCGTCTTTTATGTATTGAATCCCTTTTTCAAGATTCTGGAGTGTCGCTTTTTGCCTAGCAAGTAGCCAAAGTAAAGAACCTAAATCTCTAGACCACCAGCCGCGCGGATCTTCATCTAGCAAAAGCTCTTCTGGGTTTGCGCGTGAATCAGAAAATAAACTTACCAAAATAGCAGTTTTTAAATCTTTGCCTGTTTGTAAATCGGTGTTAGATTCATTTAGCAAAATATCCGCCCATCCATCTTGCCATATTAAACCCACATCAGCCATAAATTTATTATAACTTAGATTTGGGGACTTGGAAGTGCGCCGCCTGCGTGCGTATGACCATTGTAAGTTATTCTCATATCAGCCATAGTTTTTGTATTCGTAGTTGCTGAATCGCGAATATAACCATAGCCATCTATATTGCCAGTTGTTTCAAGATTACCCTCTATTCTGACATTCCCAATTAGTTTTATATTTGGAGCCGTGATTTCAATCGTTCGGTTTTGCTTTATAACGATTTTATCACCCAGTTGGTTATAAATTGTAACCTCCCCAGGATTAAGATTTAATGGCCTGTATCGCCCGTCTTCAGTAGCGATGATAATAGAATTGTCTCTGGAGCCTGCAATCGAAACCGCCACCGCTTGCGCGCCTGGTAATGGAACGGAGCTAAAGCCGTATTCTTGATACCGATCTATGTTTGAATGGGTTTCGTTATCCATCAAAGAAATTTGGCATTTTTGAATTTTTTTTGTATCGTCAATAATCCTCAAAATACCGATTCCCACCGCTAATAAAATTTTTCTTTTAAGTTCGTTTATTACTTGATTCATTTAAAAAGTATTGTATCTTCCAGCTCTTTTTTGCTGATGGTAGGCTCTGGAATGTAAGCTTTTTCATCGACTAAAACCAAGTCTGTAACTTGCCCGCCAAGCTCATCGTATTTGAAATTTACTGATTTAATCAATAAAAATCTATCTAAGTTTATTGGTTGCAAAATTACTCTTGCAATCCTATTAATGGCCCATAATTGGCCAGATTGATCGCTCCAGCCCTCGATGGTAATATTCACATTTTCCGATCTCGCCGCTCTAACCGCCGCTTCCCACTCAATACGATTTTTAGCCTGGAACGTATTAACCGCGCTATCAGCGATCAAGACAAACGGCCGATACCTAGTTATATTTAGATCCTGGCATTTAGATTTGACCACTGTCTGATCTTCTGCACTTAGGGAATCATCCGCCGCGCTGGTTTGCTGACCTTTGATAATATACTCGCTAAATCTGTTGCTGTGATCTACGCTAGTTGAAAATTGCAAAATATTGCCAGGGCATTCAAGTTTTGTGCTGGTGATTTCGTTTCCAATCTCGCTTATGACCAGATCGCCATTATTATTGGCATAAAGAAAAACCCCAATTCTACGCGCTTCGCGCTCCAGCTCTTCAAAAACTGAGCCTTGCTGTAAAGTTATTTTTGAAAATTTGATATTAGCTTTTTGAGTTCTAGAAATAACTCTTATACCAAAGTTAGCAGTAAGTTTTTCTGCGAATTGCAAATAGGATAAATTTAAAAATTCGGAGCTGGTAAAAACCGCGCTAGAATCGACTAGATCGCCCGTTTTATCGCGCCCTTGAATTGTAATTTCAAAGTTAGATTCATTAGCGTTGATCTCTACTGATTCAGCATAACCAGAAATGATTTTTTGGTTTGCGATTTTTATCTCCATCGCTGACCCTGGTATAAACTTAAAAATCTCTGGCTGTGTCAAAGTTATAGAATAGCTTCCAGCAATAGCTTCAATATTTTTATTTATTTCCACGCGCTTATATTTGTTATAAGTTACGCCATTGATAGAAATTTCAAGCTTATCACGCACCGATTAAAACCTCTAAATTTTTATTAGGATCTATAAAGCCAGGATGTCTGATTTTATTTCTAGCTACTAGATCGCTTTCCAGGTCTGTGTTTGCATAAAGTCTATAAGCTAAAACCAAACTTGAAGTAGTTGCTTTTGTGGTGTATGTTTTAAGCTCTGGAAGATCAATATTAGTTGGAGGAAGATAAGCCATAACTTCCGCTTTTAAAGATTTTAAAGAGTTATATTCTGAATCTTCCTGACTTGTTTCGATTAAGTTGTTTATATCCGAAACCAAAACATCACGAATCGCCAAAGCTTCTTGTCTAGATTCAAAAGTCATATTAGGAAGTGATTTTGCTTGGTTTGCAATCCCCGCCAGGTTTATAAATCTAATTGTCGCTTCTGCATTTGTGTTTTGCGCTTGCGCCGCTGGTGTGTATTCTGTTACTGATGTATAAGTACCGCCTTGCGATTCTTTTAAGATTTTATTTGCTGATTTGCCGTCTGAGCCTACTTCGTTTACTTGCCCAAAAGTGCTAATTACTAGATCTGCAAAACCTTGTGTATTAGCCAAAAGTGAAGCTGTGGGATTTATTAAAGTATCTAAATTTGCTCTTAAAGTTGCATAAGTTGTTTGATATAACCTTGAATTTGTAACCTCCGCCAGTACTGAGCCTACAAAATTTCCTAAGTTTATCTGCTGTAAAATTCTGCTAAAAATTGGAATTGAAACTAAACCTATAACTTGCCTAGTATATTCTGGAACCTGATTTGTAATTACATCTAAAATAAAATTTGATCTAGAAACATTTTCTAAATCTCCAGCCGTATTTAATAAATTAAAATTTTGATCTTGTGATATTTGGGGAAATTTTGAACTGCCAGCTTCTACAAAAGTTACAGAAATTGTAGCCATTCGCCCATCGTCTGAATTTTCGTTTAAAGAATAGCTTTGAATGTAAACTTCACGATTGCCAAGGTATGGATGTATTAAAATTCCTGGATCTGCTGAAGCCGCCGCTCTAAGAAAATTATCACGCTGTAAAAAATAGTTATCACCCAGAAAAAAGATTTCCATCTGATACTGATCTGCTTTGCGTCCTAAATCTTGTGTAACTATATCTTCAGTCAATAAATAAGAATGACTGACTAGGTTTCTACTAAAAACAGTATTTGTACTTTTTGTAAAGAATGGAATGTTTTTAAAAGTGCCTTGCTGGATTTGATTTTTCCAATTCATAATTTAAACCCCTGGAAGTGCGTAACCTACGTTTACCGCTTTGAGTGCCCCTGAATTATTCTTTTGTACTGTCGCGCCTGCTGGTAGATTTGAAAATGTAACTTCTACCTGGCCAGGAATTGATTTAGTTGAAATATTACTAAAGCTCATATCACCCAAACCAATCGGAACCGCCGCGCGTGATCTATTTAAGCTAGTTTCACCAGATTGGATAGTTTGCAATTTTGGTATAAATGCCAAAACTCCAGTAAGCAATCCTGCAAGTTTGACTACCAAGCCAATAATAAAACCTATTGTTTTTCCTAAGACTTCTGCAAATTTAATAGTGCTATTTATATCTATTCCCATACCTGCAAAAATTGTTTTTGCAATTCGCCCTAAAAATTGTATTTGCTTTCCTAGTGCTGAAAATTCCATACTAGTACCGCCAAGAGCTTCCATAAAACCTGAAAAAAAGTTTTTAAAAAATGCTTCTATAGGCTCCCAAAATGTAATAATTACAGCCGCCGCCGCCGCTACTTGTAAAGCAATTAAACTTGCTTCACCCATATAAACCATTAAAGTACCTAAAATCAAAAGTAAAGGCCCAATTATTGCAATCAATCCCGCAAATACTACAATTTTAGTTTTTACTGAATCGCTTAAGCCCTCTACAAAACCAATAGCTTGCTGAAGCAATCCTACAAAGGGTTTAAGCATTTCGTTTATAATTTTTCCAAAAGGCTCTAATAAATCCCCGAAAGCATTTTGTAATTTTTTATATGGATTTACTTCCGCCGCCGCTTCTGCTGCGCCGCCGTATTGTCTTTTTAATTCAGCTAAAATCATAGCTTGCGCTTCTGCAAGTCTTCCAGTAGTCGCTAAGCTTTTTATTACTGAAGTTTGCTCATCTGAAAATTGAATTCCAGCTTTTGATAATGCTTTTAAATTTTTTACTGGATCATTTAAAGCTTTTCCTAATTGTATTGAAGTTGGAATTAATGCTTTTTTTGTTACAGTAGCTACATCTAAAACCGCTTGCTGAGTATCTAATAAATTTTTACCTGTTATATTTGTAAATGTTAA